CCAGCGCCGCCTTCGCCACCTCGACGGCTTCCAGCGCCTCGGCCCCGGCGAGCAGGGCGGCGCGAGTGCGTTGGCCCATGCTCGGCATCTGTTCCGCCATCTCCCGCAGCCGCGCGGCGTGCTGATTATTCGGCATCCCCCGCCCCCTGCCCCGCCCGAAGCGCGGCGGCACGTTCTTCCTTGCAGGGCGGTTCCGGTCGGATGAAAAACAAAGGAGGAGCCCACACAGCAACCAAGAACCCTATGGTCAATAAGGCTGACCTAACATTAATCGTGGACTTCGGTTCGTTACTCATCCATTCCTTCCTTTGGCAGCAGCGCAGCGGCCCCAACCTGCTCAATGACCTTCATCTGTAAGCTCTCGTCTCCGTCTCGCTTGGCTTCGAGAACTCGGATAACCGTGTCGATGCCGTGATGAAACGCCTCGTATTTCTCGCCGGTATGCCCGCCGCCGTAATCGTGGCAGCCGTAGGCCAGCGTGATCGCGCTCCGCCACGCCCCTTCCGCCGCCTCGCGCTTCACTTGGGCGAGCCAGGCGAGGGCGGGTTGGGCGGAGATCGAGAAGTAGTTGTCGCGAATCCGGGAAACAAATTCGATCAAGGCCGATGCCTGATAGGTGTCTCCGTTGTCGATGACCCATTCCAGTTGCTGCTCGATCCGCTTCAGCGCCTCCACGGCCCGAGCTTCCCCGGCGCGGGCGGCGTCGAGGTCGCGGAGAAATCGATCCTCCCAGTCCATGAACTCGGTAAGCTGCTTGTCTTTGACATACACGGCTTCCTGCCAGCCTTCCGCCTCGGCCTTTGCCGCGTCGCGTTCTTTGACTACCTCATCGAAGTGGGTCAGCGTGGCGGCTAGATCAAACCGGAGCTTTTCGCGCTCGGCCTCCAGTTCGGCGATGCGGGCGCGGAGGGCCTGCTCTAGTTCTTCGACCTCGGGAATGTCTAGGGCTTTGCATTGCAAGCATTCCGGCCCGTTGTTGTGAATACACTTGGGTTCGTTCATCGTCCACCTCGCGCCGCTCGAAGGGCGGAGAGAAGGTCGGCGGCCTCGTGCTGCCCGACGCTCCAGTAGTTGTCCTCGTCGCCGTCTTCGGAGTAGCAGTAGTAAATCGTGCTCTCCTGCTCGGCGGCCCAATCCAGCAACTCCGCCTTCTCCCGCCACTCTTTCACCCGCTCGGCGGCGGCCGGCAGGGGGAGGCTGAGGGCGGCGTTGGCCTGCTTAAAGTCGGCGACTGACGGCCAGCCATGAGGCATCCAATGATGCGCCCCGTCCGCCTCGTCGATACCGGGAGCAAAAGGCAACATACTAACTCGGTATGCGCGTGCAAAAACCTCCAGCGCCCCCCGCAACTCGACCACGAGCGCGGCGAGGGCGTCGCGCTCGGCTTCGCAAGCCAGCCAGCCCCGCCGCAGCGAATCAATCTCCGTCATCAGCGATATCTTGTCGTGGTCAATACTCACCGCCCCACCTCCGCCTCTTTCCACGCCGCCACGACCTCACCCCGCGCCGCCGCAGCCGCAGCATCGACGCCGGTACGGAACCGGGCGTAGCCTTCAGCGAGGGCGAACAGCGCACGGGAGACGGCGCCAACCGCCACGCTGAGCCACAGGATGCAGTGATACAGCCCATCGCGTCCGGTGGTGCGGTGGCGGAGGAACGGCAGCATCGCCGCAAAGCACGCGAGGAGGGCTAGGGCGGGGATCATGCGGCCTCCGTGGCGGCAGCGAAGGAAGGCAGCTTCTCTTGCAGCCGTTTCAAGAGATCGTCATGGTCCAGTTTGCGCTCCCGCGACATCGCGGCAAACACCTCCCGCTCGGTGATAATGCCCATCTGGATACAGCGCAACGTGGTCAATGTCTTGAGCGCGCTACAGTCGTGCGCGTCCTTGTAGAGTCGCCACACATTGCTGCCATAGATCCGGTGCGTGTCCAGCGAAAACAACGGCGCAAAGTTCCTAGACCACGATTCCGGATCAACGCTAGGGCTCAATTTGCACAGCTCAAGGATGGCCGTGATTGCGCCGGGGTTGCCCTCGGCAACCTTAATCGCGGCGCTCATAAACGTGTCTTGTAGGGTAATTCTCGATCCGACTTCCATCTTTCTCTCCTCCTTCCTCCACCCCGTCCGCATCGGACGGGGGTTGTGTGTCTGGTTGCCAGAGCCACTGGGGGCTGGCGTAGTTGTGGCGGTCGCTGGTGGGGAGGTCGTCGTCACCAAGCGTGGGGCGGAATGTTGTCATCAGCCACCGCATCGAACGGACTCGCCGCTCCCTCGATCACCACGCCACCGGTCTTCGGCAGATACAGATCCTCCAGCCGCACGCCCTTATCGTTCGCCTTGGCCTTGCAGCGAACATCGACGCCTTCGAGTTTGGCGTTGATCTTCCGCAGCCAATCCGGCCCGGTAAGGTCGGACGGCTGACAGCCAAGATCGACGAGCCGTTCCTTGGTGTACGGCAGAGCGTTGGGGCTCAGGAACTTCATTACGCTGTCCTGCCGCCCATCTGACATCTCCAGTGCAAACTCCAGAGCCTGCGTCTCGCGCTCGCCGAGTTTCTTGTGACGGATGCCGATGATCTTGCCGTCGTAATACTGGCCGTCTTCGTACTTCACGCCGTCACCTTTTCAGCCACCGGAGCCTGCGTCACAGCCGCCAACTTGTCGCGCAGCGCCGCCGCCGCAGTCGCCTCGCCCATGCGGGACTCCGTAGCCGCGACAACCTCATCAATCGGGAGTTCGCCGGGGGCCAGAACCGAAACGTACTCGGTCGCCTCGGGGACGTAGAACTTCTGAAGGCGGCCGAGGGCACGCCAGTAGTACATGGATTCGGGGTCCTGTTTGTACGTCTCTTTCTTGTCGTAGCCGGTGCGCTTGGCGTCCTCTTCGGTGAACGACGCGCGGGCAGGCTTCGCGCCATCCATGACCTTCTCGCCGTTCTTGTTCAGTTCAAGGATGCAGCCCTTCGTGTCGCGCTGGATGAACGTCCAGGTGTAGCCGTGCCGCCGCATCAGCAGCTCCAGGACCGTGCCCATCATCGCCGGGATGCCGTTGATGAAATAGATCCCCCGCGCCGCTTGAAACGCGCTGAGGCCCAATTCACGGCCAAAGCGGATACGCATCGCAATATCGGCCGCGTCGAGTTTCTTGCCACTGCCCGACGTGCCACGGGCGTACATGAGGCCTTGGGCAAAGTCGGTCTTCATCTGAAGAGCTTCGCCGTGTTCGGCGCTGCCTCGATCGGATGCCGAAATGATCTGGTCCAAGATGGACGACATCAGCTCAGGCTGCGGCTGCGCTGCCACTGCCTGCGCCTGTTGAATCTGCTCCACGAGGGGAGCGGTCTGTGTTGCCATGGTTATTCTCCTTCCCTGTTACGCCGGGAACACGCGAAATGGACGGGACACGGACGGCTTGACGACCGCCTCGTACACATCCGGGAACTTGGTCTTGAGCGCCTTGGAATCGACGCGCATTGATGTCTGCGGCTTGTACAGAACACGGAACCCCGGAGCGGTCGCGCCGGCACGATCCTGCAGGAGCCGCGTCGCCTCCTCTTTCACCGACTCCATCGCCTCCTCTGCTTCGTCGCGAACGTCGCGGAGCTGCAAGTACTCCTGCGCCAAGTCGGCCAGCGCCGGGATCTCGGCGTCAGTGTCGTCAGCGTCCACCGCTTCAAGCAGCGCAACGCCTTGGCACGAGTGCCGCCACTCGCAGGACTGGCAGCGCTTATCTGACACCGGCAAGCGGTCGGGCTCGCCTTCGCCCTGGGCCATTGCCCAGAACTGCGCCACCATCTCGCGAACAAGGTCGAACGCTTGCGCGTCGAAAGTGACCTCGAAGTGATCGAACCGCCAGTTACTCGGTTCCAGAATCGCGAACGCGCCCCAGCGATAACCAGCGTGCCCCATATACCACTGGATCTGAAGTTGGTAAGAGAGCGGCAGGCCTTCCTTCTGGAACTTGCGAAAGTTGCGTTCGTTGGCCGACTTAGTTTCGAGGATACCAGGGCCGCGTGGATCGTTTAGGATAATCCGGTCGGGTTGGCCGATCTCGTAGTCTTTCTCGCCATGGATCGTCTTGCGCCGCCGCACCGTGTTGCCGGTCTTCGCTGTGTACTCCTCGACGATCAGCGGTTCCAGCTTCGTGCCACGGATCAGGTGTCCTTTGAACTCGATGACGTAGTCGGGCTCGATGCCTCGCTTCTGATACCAGAGCTTCCGAGCGCATCCGTATGGCGGGGCGTTGACTACGCTACCGATGTCACTCCCGCCGATGTGTTTTGTTCTATCCATAACTCCTCGTTGAGACAATACGGGGCCGCTGCGCTGCGAGAGCGCCGCTTCGTTGGTTTGGCCCCGATGGACCGGCCTAGGGTTCCACGCTTTCCACAGCGCACGAATCCGGTTAGCGACTCAACGGCGAGCGCCTCGTTTTTCGTAAGTTAGGCCGATCTATCCGGACCAAGCCGGATTAGTTCAATGCTTGAAAGATATTGCCAAACAGCGACGCCAAGAAAAACCACAGCAGCGTGTCGGCCCAGCGCTCGGAACGACGAAGGCGATGCTTCAGATATGCGATGCAGTCGTCTTGGTACTTTTCGCGCATGGTAAGCTTACGCGACGGATGAAACCGAGCCATGCAGACGCGCTGCCTGTCAGATTCGTCTTGCGCTTGCTGCGCCTGCGCGGCGCGGGATTCGAGTTCGTCTTTCCATGTCCAGTTCATATGTTTCTCCTCGGGATTCCCCACCCTCCGGCTAGCCGAAGCCAGCCGGGCCGGGTCGGGTGGGGGCTGTTACCTAAACACGTTCGAGCTAAATCCGCCTACTCCTTTTGTGATTTATGCCCTGTTACCCTGGGCGGGTGGCAGTGAAGCCAAGCCGGGGCAAGCGGCCCCCGCTTCGGTTCACGGCTTGTGAAACGCCGCGCGAAGTATGGCGTAGGCGAGTAACTGGAGAATCACAACATCCCAACGAAACCACTGCTTGTGCTTGCACGCCTGATATCCGCTCTGGCCAAACAGAAAGCCTACTGTTGTCACTACCAGCAAATACACCACTTCACTTTGCACGCTTCCGCTCCTTCTTCAACGCAATCCGCAGCTTCTCCACTTCGTTCCGCTCCTCGACCACCACCGCGCCGATGCGGATGTAGTGCTCGATCATGGCCTTGGCCGTGGATTGGGAGTCGATGGCGCGGCGGGTCACTGGCGCACCTGCCAGGCGAGTTGCAGGCCAACCGCAGCATTGAAGATCAGCACCGCGCCAACACCACCGAACGCCATGCGCTCAAATAGGTACAGGTGCGGGGTCGCCAAGGCGTGATACCCGCAGGAGACGCCACCGGCAAGCATGGCGAGGGCGATGAGGGCTACTACAATGGCCGCCTTCACCGGGGCCTCCCGGTGTCGCAAATGATCAGATACCCGAAGCCGATCACCAGCGCCATCGTAAACGCAAACTGGATCACCTCGCCGGGTGGGATATTGAGGAGAGCGGAGGTCACGCCGCTACCTCCGCCGCCTGCAACTGAGCGAGCCGCATTCGAATGTACTGCGCCTGGGTGAGCTTCAGTGCAGCAGCCTCGGCCTCTACCCACGGCACCTGATCGGGCTCCAATGACACGCAAATACGTTTTGTACCGTTTTGCGCCGTTTCGTTACGTTCTGCGTTCATATGACAACATTACGTCAGGTGACCGCCGGTTGTCTACAAAAATTACGAAACAAATTTTGACCGGCGAAAATTTTCCCCTGAAACGCAAAAGACCCCGCGCTAGGCGGGGTCATGCGGGCACGGGCGGCGGCGAAGGCGGGCCGATACCACAGCGCCGCACCGCGGGCACGGTGCCAGCTTGGGCGGCTTGCCTGGTGGCCGCTTGCGGCGGGCCAGTTCGGCTTCGAGGGCTTCGCGGGGGATGCGGGAGAGGTCGGGGAGTTTAGGGATAGGCCTCTGTGGGCAATCGCACGCCCCGCTGCGCAAGCATCTCAACCAACAATTCCGCGCTCATCCCGCCGCCGCAGTTAATCGCGGCAAGGCAATCGGCCGATGTGCCACGCGGTTCATCGGTGGCGTGGGTGTAGCCGTCCGTTCCTTCCCAGAAGGTCATGTCCTGTTCGTGGGTGCATTCGTCGCTCATGATTGCAGCGATGCGCTTGATGTCTTCGGTAGTCTTGAGTATCATGGTTCTCCGGCCTCCCAGCCGGTGGATTAAAACATTTTGTTGATTGCTGTTGGACTAGGCCGGGCGGCTAGCCCGGCCTTTTTCATTTACGCCGCTTCGAGCAGCTTTACCGCCAATGCCGTCCAGCGCACAAGCGCTTCGCCGGTGGCCTGATCGTCGCGGCGCCCCTTCAGTATGTCGATGATGGTTCCGGCGGCCAAGGCCTGCGCCTTTGCGGTCGCGGCATCAATGCGGGCGATCAGCGCCGTGGCTTTCGGATTGTCGGCGGGGATCATCGCCTTCCATGTCGCTACGCCTTCGGCATACTGCGCCATCAGGTCGGCTGCATATTCGATTTGCTTAACAGTGCCAGTCATTTGCTTGATCTCCTCTACACCTCCAGAATACACATACTCCACAGTATGTGCAAGGGAAAAACGCACGCCCCAAATAAAAAAAGCCCCTGCCGGTTAGGGCAGGGGCATTTTGCTGACGTCGGGAATATGGTCTACAAACGAAAAAAGCCCCCGCCGGTTAGGGCAGGGGCTCGAGTATCTACGGCAGTGCGGGCTTTACCACGTCTGAATTTGTACGCGCTTCCACGCGCCGCTGGCAGTGCAGAAATACAGATAATCCACATCCCCGGCGATGGTTCCTGCCGTACACGCTGCCGCCGCTGAGGCTGGAGTCGTCGGGCCAACGACCAGAGACCAAGGCACCCAAGCTGCGCCGTTCCATCGGAGCAGTTGCCCCAGAGATGCGCCCTGCTGCCGGATCTGCGACGGCAGAAACAGCACGGTTGGCGTCGGCACGGTCGTGGAGCGGATCGCGCGGATGGTGGTCGCGCCGGTCGGGACCACCCAGGTTTCTGACCAGCCCGCGCCACTCGTGGGCGAATAGCGGGCCGTGTACGACGTCCCGGTGGGCGTGATGGCGTCGTTGGGGTAGAGCGTGATACTGAACGCGCCGTTCGCCACGGTCACAGTCTGCGACCAGCCGGAGAGCGTTTCCGAGCCAGCGTACAGCGGCTGACTCGTCGCCGGGTTGTTCAATGTCACGACGACCGCACCGCTCCAGTTGCCGCCCATGGGCGTTTTGATAGTGTCGGTGATAGTCACGGTCGTCTGCGCGTGCAGCATCGCCCCGGCAAAGGCCAGGTAGAGAAGGTATTTCATGGGTGGGGCTCCTATTTGTTCGTTTCCGCGTTGACCTTAGCCAATGCGTCGGTGAGGAATTTCGGCAAGCGCCAGCCAGCGCGGCCGACGTTCTCGGCGATGCTGATAAGTTCAGTGGCACAGAACCAAGTCGCCATCATGCTTGCGAGGTCGAAGCCGATGGGATGGGCTGCAACAAAGGCATGAATCGCGGCGATCAACAGCAGCGCCACGGCCTTTTTGACGAATCCTCGGCGCGATACGTCCGACGACACCGCGCCGGAGGACCACGCCACGAGAAAGCCCGTAGCAAAGTCGATGGCTTGCAGGATCAGGAGTGCTTGCAGTGCCACGCTCATTGACAGAAACACCCCCATTAATGCGCCCGGTAGGGCCAGGATCATCTTTTTCGCTGCGGTCATTCCGGCTTCCCTCCCACGGCTTTCGTAATCAGCACCTGGAACTCAGCGAGCTTCTGCATCGCGTCGGCCAAGGCTTCCTCGTCGATGATTTCCTTCCCCGTCAGCCGCTCTACTTCGCGGGCCATCAGCGGGGCGGACCATTCGAGCGTGCGCATGGCGTTCTGCAGCTTCTCCGGGCCACTGCCGCCCGCCTGCTCCGCGGCGGTCACCGCGCTGTAGACCGTCTGCGCCAGCGCATTGAGCGGCGGCGGCGTGAACATCAGCGCGATGGGCGCGGCGGTCTTTACCCCGCGCCCCAGTTTTTTCAGCCAGCCCCAAGCCATTACGGCCGCTCCAGGTCGTTGTACACGCGCCGGTAGCCATCCTCGCCATTCACGGCAATCTGGTAGGCGGCGTCGTGGACCTCGATCATGCGCTCGAACGTGCCCATGTCGTAGCGGAGGTGCAGGTGGATTGGCTTGTCAGGCGGGAAGCCTTCGCGGACCATCTCTTCGGCGTCGAAGTACGTCTCGCCGAGCCCGCCACCGTTAGCGATCAGCAACGGCGTCGGCAGGCCCATGCCGTTGCGATACCGCATGGACTTCGCGGAAAGCTCCTCGGCGAGCAACCGGCCCTCCTGCACGGTGGCCGTGTCGGTGTCTAGCTTCCCGGCGAAGGTCGCCTGATATTTCTTCAGAATGTCGGGCTTGCCGACTTTTACGATGCGATCAAACATTTTCAGTCTCCAATGTTTCAATGGTTTCGGGTTCGCCAAACGTAGCCGCCAAGAGCCATATCTGCCGCATGTCGTCATCGGCCACACGCAAGCATCCGAACGTGGGCCGCAGGTATGCCCAAGCCGCAGAGCGTCCCGGTGCCCCGCCGTGCAGCCAGATGCCGGAGCGTTTCGACGCCCGCAGCGCGTCCCCGCTGATCGGGTTCATGGTTATGACCGCATGTACACCGTAGGTTGACGCCGGAGCCACTGGGCCGCGCTTCCCGCACTGCCACAGCCCCGTAGGCGTGTCGCCGAACGGCAACAGAGGGTTCCTGGTCGGGTTGCCTTCCTGACGCGCCCTTGCGTTGTCGGAGCGGCCCAGGACCGGGCAGCGGTGGATTACCGCGCCATCGTCGAGGGCCACGAGTTCGCCGGGGATGTCGCGATTCTTGGGGAGGGTTGCGCGGAGGATCACGGCTTCACCCGATAGTGCGGGACGCGCCGCACCCCGGCAGGCGTCTGGACTTTGAACTCGCGCATCTCAACGCGGCCCGCCGGAATGCCGGAGGAAAGCAGTGTTGACGTATGCGGGCGGCTCAGGCCCCAAGCCTCGGACCACTGCTGGCAGGTCCGCCATCCGTCCGGGACGGTTTCGACGTTGCCTGAGATTTCGCGCCGGAGTAGGGCGAGGGCTTCTAGAGCATCCATCGGACATCCTCCTTCTCGCCGTGCTTGCAGTCCCAGGATTCGAGGTATAAGTGCGAGTGCGTGTCGCTGAAGTAGCCCCAGACCATGCCGTGCTTCCAGCGAAGCGTATTCCGCCGATCTGCCGCATAACCGAACTTGTCTGGGTCACCCATCATTCCGACGCACCACGCTTGATCCGCTTCAGTATTCCGAGCGATAGCAGTTCCTGGGACGTGGAGATGAGCAATTACACAGCGCCCATAGGCCTCGGCGTGATCCCGGATGGCCTGCTCGTTGTACATCCAGCCGTGGCCCCAAAGCGTCCCGCCGAACTGGTGCCAGCCGCCGCGCTGCCGGTAGGGCTTGACGATTGTTCCATTCTCCCGATCTACTTCGGCCAAGTCGTTGAACAACGCCGATGCCGCAAAGCGGATGATCTTGTTTGGGTGATTCGATAGCTTCGTCACCCGGTTGTCGTGGTTTCCGAAGCACCGATGCGTGGGTCGGTACATTTCCAGCCAACGCTTGGACGCCGCGAAGTCTTCGACTAGATCTTGGTCAAGATCACAAGCCCCCGCGCCGGAACGGAACGCGGCCCAATCATTGATATCCCCCAAGTCGATGGCCACATCGGGCTCGAACTGGCGCTTGAACTCCAGCACAGCAGCCGCAGCAACCGGGCATATCAATGGGCCGTGAGTACAACCCACGGCCATGATCTTGCGCCAGGCGCTCATGCCTTACGGGACCGCCACCTTCGCCGATTCCCGCAACTCGGTGACTTCAACGCTGACGATCTCGATTTCCCCAAGCACCCAGGACGCCCCCGAGTCGTAGGTCGGGTGGACCTCGGCGAACTGCACGACCGTATCGAGGTGGCCGTTTCTGCGGTAGGTCATGGCGATGCGATATGCGCGGATGGTCGGGTCGGAAGACCGCACCCATACCTGTTGGCCTTTCTCGGTGGGAAACATCGTCGCGCCGGTCGCGCGGAGGACCGCCGGGTAGTCGATGCACTGCACCCTGACGTAGCCGGTGGCCGTTTTCGTTTCGCGGCCGCAGAGGTCGGAGGGTTGCGCCGAAGCCACCGTAGCCCATGCGAAGCACGCGGCCAGAGCGATGACCGCAAACGTGAACAGGTCAATGAGAAACGTCCGGATACTCATTACTTCTTCACTTCTTTCACCGCTTCGGCCTTCTTGACCGACGCCGTGGCCTGGTCGAACTGGCACGCGGCAAGGTCGATCCCGGCGCGCTTGCAAGCGCCCTCGAAGACCTTCTGCGCGTCGGCCTGGATTTCTTTCTTCTGGCTCTCGAGCAGCGCCAGCTTGAGTTGCGCGTTTTCGAGGGCGAGCTTTTCTTCGTTGTTGAGCGGGGTCTGCGCGAGGGCGAACGCCGCTAGGGTCAGGGTCAGTAGGGTGGTACGCATAAAATCATTGGGCCTTCGCCGCGTCAAAGAGTGCCTTACGCGCGGCTGCGATAGCGGCTTCGCGGGCTTTCAGGTCATCAACCAGCGGCTTGAGTTGGGAGGATGGATACAGCAACGCGAGCTCCTTCGCCTTCTCGATTACGAGGGCGCGGACGTACAGCGCGGGGTTCGCGAACTTCGCGCGGCAGTTGACATTGTTGCCGTCGCCGTCCAGGTCGCATGCCTGTTCTGCCGCGATGGACTGCTGCAGAATCTGCAGCCCGGCTGCGGCTGGTGGGCCAGTGATGGCAGATTCATGCTTCGTCCCGTCTGGCATTGTGACTACAATGCGAAGCGCGGACTTATCTTGGGCAAGCGCGAACGCCGCGAAAATTAAGAGTAGTAGGGTGGTACGCATAAGTCGTTTAGGGGGTTCCGCAAGTCGCCGCCGTTACGAGGCCGCGCGACACGGTGAGAGTCTTGATCGCTTCACCGGCGCCACACGAATAGGTAGCGGTTGCCGTGGCCGAGCCGCCCGTCGTGACGGTGCCGGAAAAATCTACGCTTGATCCAGCATCAGAAAACAGGCTCCCCCCGCTCTGCAGGGTGATATTTGCGCCGTTCCTGATCCGGTGCGATCCGTAGGTGTCCGCGCCGTTGTAGAAGAGTCCGGCCACTCGCTGCGATGCTGAGCCGATTTCCCACGTTGAACTGATGCTCGGCAGCAAGTTGCCGCCGAACGTAACTCCGGCAGTGCTCAAGGTTCCGTTTACCGCAAGCGTCCCAGTCACAACCACGTTGCCGCTGATGGTGCCGCCGCCCGTGGTGTAGCAAGTAGGGCACGAGATAGTCCCAGATCCCGTGATGGTCCCGCCGAAGATCGGGCCGGACGTTGCGATGGACGTTACCGTGCCAGAGCCTTTTCCGTTCAATTGCGTCTGAATGTTCGACGTGACGCCATCCAAAAAGCTGACCTCGGCAGGACTGATCGAAGCAGAGGCCGCACTGATCGTGCTGCCAGTTTCAAGTATGAGAGTGCCGCCGCTCTGATAGGCAGTATTTGCTCCGTTGCGAACGCGGTGCGATCCGTACTGATCCGCGCTCGCGTAGAAAATTCCGCCAACTCGGAACCCGGCTTCGCCGATGTCGCAACAAAGGTCCGTCAGCGGGCGGACTAGGCCGTTGAATATCAGTGTGCTGTTGGTAGTCAGCACCCCACCTATAGTCTGATTACCAGACCAACTATTGCCGCCTGCGAGATTCCCTTTGGCATTCAACTGCGTCTGAATTGCCGCAGTCACGCCGTCCAGATACCCCAGTTCCGTTGTGGAAATCGACGTGTTCAGCGTGCCGGTAAACGACAGGTTCCCCGTCACAGCCAACCCTGCCGCATTCACCACCACCGAAGTCGTCCGCGAAGCCGCACCGTTCGCCGTCGTCTCGAATCTCAGTTCGGTGCCTTGCGCGGAACCAGCGGACCAGTTCTGCGTGGCCCATGCCGTGATGTTCGCGCCGTTGTAGTTCGCGCCGCCCGTGCGAAGGCCGAAGGCATAAAACGCAAGCCGATCGCCCGATGCCGGAGCGGTCTCAATAGCCGCCTGGATGCCCGCGCCGCCCGATGGCGAAGGCGTGCCGGAGTTGTGGATGCGGAGGCCGTTCACGTCCGCAGCACGGCTAAACAGCGTTGCCGTGGTCAGGTCCGTCGAGCCGACTGCGACGGCCCCAGCAAAGGTCGAGGTGCTACCGAACGTCGCCGCGCCGTTGGCGCCAAACGTGCCGGATACGTCGAGCTTCGTGGACGGAGATGTACACCCCACGCAAACCGAGCCACCAGAATTCACCAGAGCGATGTCCCGCCAAGCCACACCCTGCGAAAGTGCATTGATGGAAAAGTACGGCGTCGCGGCTGAAGCAACGAACGCCAGAAATGCACCTTGGCCGGGGGCTCCGGTGTCTCCGTTTCCGATGTGGAGCGTCGTATCGGCGGTATTCGTCCCGCTGTAAACCTTCGCAGTGGCTCCGATCACTTCGAGCGCGTGCGCTGGAGTCGACGTATTGATGCCCAGGGAGCCCGCCACGGTCGCGCCTGATGCGCGGGCAACTACCGATGCTGTCCGCGTCGCCGCGCCGTTGGCGGTGGTTTCCAAGCGCAGTTCGGTGCCTTGCGCCGAACCAAGCGTCCAGGTTTGGGTCGTGAAGGCAGTCACCGACGCGCCGTTGTAGCGGGTGCCGGAGACGAAGCTGCCGAAGCTGTAGAACGCGAGCCGATCCCCGCTGGAAGGCGTCGATTCCATCGCCGCCTGAATCCCAGCGCCAGCCGTGCTCGATGACGTTCCACTGTTGTGGATGGCGAGGACGTTGACGTCGGAAGTTCGCGCCAGCAGACGAGCGATTGATGTCGTCGTGTCGCCAATTGCGACGTTTCCGGTGTTGTAGTAGAGGTCGCTCCCGCTCACCACCCACGGCGACGTAGCAGGCGTGGCCCAGTCGCCGCTGCCATCGGTGCCGGTGGCGGTCCAGACTTGGCCTACGGTCGAGGAAGTCCCGAGTTTCACGGTGCCCGCGAAATCCACGTCATAGCCCCAGATCTTCCCCATGCGAACCGACGAGGAGCCGATCGGCGTCCCGCCGTCCGTGCCGCCCGCAAATGCAGTCGTCGCCGTGATGGTTCCGGCCGTCGCGGAGCCCGCGCTCAATGCGTTCGTGATGGTGGCAGCATCGCCCCAGATGGACAACCAACGCGCGGAGGTATTGCCAAGCGTCGGCATTGCCGAGTCGTTCACCGCGTCGCCGTCTGCCGTGGCGCGCTGAGCGGGCCGGAGTTCGCCGAACACGCGAACATAGTTCGCCGCGCTGGATGCCTCTTGCCGTACCGCTTGCAATGCACGAGAGCCGCCATTGTCGCGGAGAGTCCACGCGCTCGTTACGGTCGTCGCGTTTGCCCGTTGGTCCCAGAATGCCGTGCCGCCGAGGATGTCCGAGATCTCCAGCTTGCGGACCTTCGTGTAGGCGGCCGCCACGCCACCGGGGGCCGCGTTGATGTTTTCGACGTTGAGAGTCTGGAAATAGTTCGTCGCGTCCCCGATATCCGCCGTCGAAGGCGACGTCGTGAGGATGTGCGAGGAGATCGTAGCCGTCCCCGCAACAGCAAGCGTACTCCCCAACGTCACCGCGCCCGCCGCCCGGAACGTCCCGGCCACGTTCAGCCGGAACGATGTGTCAATCGCGCCCACGCCCACAACACCTTCACGCGGCTGTAGAAGCAGCTGATTATTGACGCCCCCGTAGGCGTACGTCGTTGGGTCCGTCTGCCCGTCAAGCATCGTCTGGATGCCCATCTGGTTATCGGCAATTCGATACATCACGAGCCGATCAGCGCCGGAGACGCCGAAATACTTAAAGCCTTCGACCTCTTGGTTGGTCGTCGTTAGGACCGCGCCCACACCAGGGCAGGCCGCGAAAGACAACACTCCCGCCGTGGTGCCTGTAAGGCAGTGGCCGTTCGATGCGGGCGCGGCGGTGGGCAGGGTGAGGGTGTAGGAGGCGGTGGCCGTAGTGGGCGCTTGGATCGTCACCAGCTTGCCGTCTGCCCGCCGAGTCAAAAATTGCAATTGCCCGGTGCTGACGTCGTTGGATGACGGATAGATGGCTATGTCACTAACGCGGAACTGCGCCAGCGCTGGGAGCGAGAATGCAAGTAGGGCAAGGAGTCTCATTAGATCAGTCCGAAGGCTGGAGTATTACAGCGGACGTGCTTTCCGTCGCGCATTGTCATGAACTGAAAGACGTTGAGCAGATTCGGGGTCGAGTCGATCCCGACAGCTCCAACGCCGCGAAAATTGCCGCCCCAAACAAGCACTCTCCCGTCTGTACCGTCGTTCTCGATAATCACGGTAAACATCGTTCCGGGCGTCGATGGGTCGGTGCCAAAAACGGCATCGCTGATCGTGGTGGTGGCGCGGTCGAGTAGGATTTCCTGAGTGAGCCCGTTTGACAGGTCAAGCGTGATCGTCGTAGCCCCGCCAACGTAATAGATGCCGCCTGAAGTGCTGTAAGGGGCCGCGGGCGTCAACACGCCGCCCGAAATGGAACTGCTTGCCGCGCCGCCGCCGATCATGGCTTTCCAGTACTCCTGGATGCCAATGATGGATGTTCCACTGATAGCCCGCACGCGCGCCTTGAGATACTGGCCTGCAACGTCCGTCAGGTAGACTTCATTTACGAGGTACGTGGCCGAACTCACACCGCGCGGAGTGTTCGCTACGGTTTGCAGTTGCCCCGGCTTGACCGTTGCGCAAAGCGGCTCCACTATCTGGTCGGTCTCATACTCGACCTCGACAACCGGATTCTTCCGCGCCGCGATCACGGCCTCAGCCGCTAAGAATGCTTGGACTTGCCCGATCTCCCGCTCTGTGTAACGCTCATATCGTCCGCTGCCGCCGTCTTCCTGCGTGATCGTTGCCGCGATATCAGTGGCGTCCTCGGCAGTCACCACGTCGGCCCCGAGTTTCTGGTAGATCACTTGGAGCGTGTTGCCGCTGGTCAGCACGTCGCCCGCCGCGTCTTGCCGGATCTTTGTCGATCCGAACTCCCAGTACCATTCGCGGTCCGTGTCGGCCAGGAATTGGCCGATTTCAGCTACCTGCCCATCGACGCTGATACTCACGATCTGCGCCAACCGGTGCGCTAGCGTGAAGGTCCGCGCGGTGCCGTCACCCGAGAACGATTCCGTTTCGCTCACGATCTGGTTCCAAGGCACCCGGGTGAGGATCGCGTTTACCTTGTCCTCGCGCGTGCGGCGGATTCGCAGTGAGCGATAGTTGCCGCTGGTCGTGGAGACGTTGAACGGCGCGTTGGCAAACGTGCGCGGCTTGAAGTACAGTTCCCGCTCCTCGTCCATCCACACAGCGAAGCCGCATACTTGGGCGAGTTCGTTGATCGCTTCCATAACGCTGGCGTTGGCGTCGAACGTCACCACGTCAAGCACCGCGCCCGCGTCGACGTTCGTGGTGCCGATGCCCTCGTTCGATGCGTAGTTGGTCACTAGGTCCACCACGACATCGCCCGCGCGCGTGGTGAGCAGGACCTGGTCCAGCGTCCCGGCGTCGAGTATATCTACCGCGCTGCCGCCGCTGGTCAGGGATAGCTGTAGCGTGCTTGTTGTCGCACCGATGACAAAATACTCGATGGTTGCATCGAGGCCGTCGCAGAGCGTGCCCTGCGCGTGCGCTTTCACCCGCACCCGGTCGCCGTTGCTGCGCCCGTGCGCCGATACCGTCGTCAGCGTGTCCGTTGCCGGATTGGCCGTGAAAAGAAACGTCCCGTCGTAATGCGCTGGCAGCGAAGTGCTCGGGTTGTAACAGCGCCGCCGGTCCAAGCGCTGCTCCCAGGTGATGCCCCGGATATCATAAAACGCGCCCGCGGCTGAGCCCGCCTCAGTGATCGAAACCTCGGATACCTCATCGACCGAACCGGCCCATAGTTTGGTTGCTCCGTCGAACAGTTCTATCTCGTGGCCCTGCTCAGGTCGATACGCGCCGCTCGTTGAGATCACGCGCATATTGAACGATCCACGCTGACCGGCCGTCGCCGCAATGTTTAGCGAGTAGTGAGCGATTTCGCGGATGGCGCCGTCGATGTAGACGTCTAGGCTCACTTCGGGATGACTCCAAGCTGCTTCAGTTCGCGCGTGATGGCTTCGAGCATCTGTCGCGGGTCGCCGCCGTTGACGTTGATGGTCACTGTTGCGCCGCCGCCACCAGCGACGCTCATCTGTCGCGTCTCCATGCGGATCAGCGAGTCCCAGATGTCCTTCAGTTTTGGGAGGTACTCGTTGTGTTTTTCGAGGATGTGCAGCAGGTGAATCTGGGAATAGCGAACTTCCTTTTCGATCAGGTCGAGGGTCTTATTCATCCCGGCCATTTGAAAGTTCCCGATGACTCCAGACACCAGCGATCCGATACTGGTGACCATGCCTAAGATGCCGCCCGAGGCAGCGGACACGGCAGAGCTTGCAGGATTCTGCCCGCCCGGTGACTTGCCACCATTACCACCGCCGCCGCCAAGAATGCCGCCAATCTTTGCGGCTACGCCACCCATACTGGCCAGCAGCTTGCCGAGAAGCTTGATGCCTTCGTTAACGGCGTACTCAATCCCCATCCGCAGAAGGCCATCGACCGCCGCGTTGCCAACCTTCCGCATCGCTTCGCCGATACTCTCTGTCCCGCGGATGATGTTGACCACGGCGCGGGAGAAGTCGGTTTGGATCGTGGAGACTTGGCGCGAGATGCCCGTGCGGACGTTCTTCCATGAGTCTTGCGCGCCCTTCGCCGTCTGCCGGATGATTTCGAGATTGCGCTGCGAGGAGCGGGCCGCGTCGGCAGAGTTGAGCGTAGCGCCCGCGCCTGTCGGGTCGCCGGTGACGATCATCTGACCCAGCGCCAAATTCCGCGCCGATTGCGCTGCGGTCTGGATGTCGCCAATGGCCATCATGGCCCGCTCAGCCGCAAAGTCGAACGAGTCAGCTACATCGACCATTGCGGGCCGGATTGCGCCCACGCCGTCGATGAACTTCAGGTACTCTTGTCCGAGTGATTCCGTCGCCCGCCGCAAGTCGATCGTGCTAACCTTGCCTTCCTTGAAAGCTTGCTCGATGACACTGAGCGCCTGCCGCGCTCGCGCAAAGCCACCGATGGCGTCGGAGGTATTCGAGACTCCGAGGCGCGTGAAGGCTTGCGCCAGTTGATCGACGGCTTCTTTGGCTGCAGTGATCGCGGGCTTCAGCTTGCCATTGGCCGCGCCGTTCTTATCCGTTGCCGCCGTCGCTTCGTCCAACTTGCCGCGGACGCGCCCGAGTTGGCTTTCCAGTTCACCGCGCCTAAGAATGGCCTCGTTCTCGTTGACGGCAGCTTTTAGGCTGGTAGACAGGTTCGACCGAATCGCCTCGTCCATCGCACGGGATTCGCCGTTCCACTTGCGGAGCGCATCGGCCCCGGACTCGAACACCTTTGCGAACGCAAAAATAGGCGAAAGCATTCGGGCTGTTTCCGCTGCCAAGTTGTAGATATTGCGCAGGATATCGAATATCTGCTTATGGATAACGATAGAAGCGTTGAAAACGGCGCTAGCACTTTTCCACGATGCCTCGAACCCTTTTAGGCCGCCAGTTGCAAACATTAATTCTTTTGAAAACTCGCCGAACGACTTAGTCAATCTGGCAACATCCTCAGCCGTGCGAATTGCCAAAACAACGACGCCAAATGCAGCCCCCAAGGCGTTACTCGCTTGGCTAGTGATATCAAACGCAACCTTGACACGCTTGAGCGCTGAGGTTATTGCGGCTGTCTTTTCGACCAGAGTTCCAACTACTACCAGCACCAACGGGAGCGCAGCAGACAGCGCCGTAATTCCGACCACAGCGTCCTGGGCTCCGGGATTCATTGCTGAAAATGCCTTGGCCAATTCCTTGGCCTTCTCAATCGCAGGATTTAGAAACTCATTCAGTACCCGCTGGCCATACGGCAACAACGACTTTCCAAACTCAGCCGCCGTCTCGAATGCGGATTCCTTCAGGTTTTCGAGCGAGTTCGCAAACGTCGCGCCGGCGCGTTCGCCCTTGCCGAGTTCGGCGACGATGATATCGATGAACTGCTTCGAACTAATCCCGAGCCGCTCGAACGTCTTCGCGGGGTCGCCCAACGACTCCGGCCCGAACTTCTCGCGCATGATCGCCGCGATCTGCGGGATGCGCTCGATGATAGGGTCGAGATTTTCTTTGGTGACTTTGCCCACTGCCGAAAGCTGCGACAATTGCCGGATGACTTCGCGGAAGTCCTCTTTCCCGCCGCCAACCGTCGCTAGGGCGTTCCCCAGCTCCATCATCACCTTGCGGGATTCGTCGGCGCTGCTGCCGAGGGTCTGGAGCCGGATGGAACCCTGTACCGCTTCCTGGAGGCCAAGGCCGGGGAGCTTCGAGACAACCTTCAGCCGCTCCAGTTCCTTGCCCGCCGCCGTGGTCGATTTCATCGTCGCGGCGAGGCCCTTTTCGAGCTTCTCCATGTCCGCAGCCGCAGCGAGAGCGCCAGCGCCCGCCGCGATCAGCGGGGCGCTGAAGCCGATAGAAAGAGCCTGACCAGCCTGCGACATCGACGCGCCGAAGCGCTGGATCTTGCCTAGTGAGGCGTTCAGCTTCTTGTCGAAGTCGTCGGTCGACGCGCCGATCCGAACGATGAGATTAGACAGTACACCCATTAGCCTTTAGCCCTTGCCTGCTGCATTGCCTTTTCTTGTTCGTCGTTCTTGATCTTTAGGTACGCGGCCCATTCGGCGAACTCAGACGACGGCATTTCGTCGAGTAGTCGCCATACGGGCATGTGGAGGATTTCGGCGAGCGCAAAGGCGAACCTGCGCTCGCCCTCTAGTTTTTTTCGAGGTCCTTGGCGGTGTCCTCGGTCATGCCGGAGAGCTTCAGAATCTCCGTAACGACACGGTCAAGAACTGCGCCGGACTTCTGCAGCAGCGCGTCCTGGTGCGCGGGCTCGAACACCTTCGCGCCGTTCTCGTCGGTCAGCGTGGCGATAACCAGCCGCACCACGGCGAGCGCGGGAGTCCTCTTGGCGTCCTCGCCGAACTTCACGCGCTCGGCCGCCGTGATCTCACGGATGCCCACCGTAACGCCCCATTCGGGGACTTCCACCGTCGCCGTCTTCAGTGGCGTGGCGAGGATCTTATCTGCAATTCCCATGTGTCTCCTTTAGCTCGCCGCGTAGTCCACCACTCCATGCGCGGAGAACTGGACATTCTGTTTGACGGTTTCGTTGACGCCGCTGGTCGTGCCTTGGCTCGACAGCATCGCGCCGAACAGGTAGCGATCCGCGCCGCTCACGTTGAGATAACACGCCAGCACGAAATAGCGCGTGCCGTTGGTGAAAAAATACTCGTCCTCGTAGAACCGCTGAAACGAACACGTCGCCTCGCGCATAACGCAGGTGCGCTCCTTCCACGAGTCCCCGAAGGTCTGGGTTTCCTCGAGCATCGGTTGAACGTCGAGCGTCCACTCGAAGCCCTGCGCGGCCTGGGCTAACGTCAGGTACTCACCAGTGACGGTGATGGTGCCCGCGGGCGTATAGTCCTGGAAGTAAACCTTCCCTGTTCCGTAGGCTACCTGATACCGGCTGGTCGGGACCGTAGACACGCCATCCAAAACGGTGAATGCGACGTTGGGGTTGATCGCCCGCTTTGCTGCGTCGGTGATCTGATAGACACCGGAGCCGAGCGAGGTGGTAGCCTCGCCCGTCATGCTGGTGCCGGAAACACTGGCGATGTAAATGTCGGCGTTGCGCCCTGCGAGAACAGCCATGATGCCTCCTTAGGCGTAGGTCAGTGCGCCGGTCCCGGTGATCGTGTAGTTCACCGTCACGAGTCCGTTTTCAGCCGCGGCGATGCTGGCCTGGACGAAAGCGTTCCCGCTGTAATAGTTGGTGCCGTCGATGTAGAACCGCGCCGCGACGGTCGTACCGCCGAGAAACGCCGTCTGCATGGCGACGTGGCCATTGGTGTCGGTGTCGTCGAAGCGCCCGGATGCCGAGCCGCTCCATTCGCGAATCGTTGCGGATCGCTCTTTCCAGACGTCGCCGAACGCTTGGGTTTCCTCAAGGCCGGTAGACACG